CATCACGCGAAGCCCGCTAACCCTTAGTTCGGTATCGATTGCGAGACCCCCAGGACTTCGATGCGGTCGGCGACGTTGCGGAGTTCATTGGCCGCCGTCATCCGCTGCGTCGCATTCATATCCTGACACATACGGCCGATGACATTTGCTAGTCCGAAGATAGGCCCGAGCGCGGTGTGGTTGACTTCGATGATAGACAGCGTCAGCGCCAGACATCTGTCAGTCAACGACAAGCCGCTGATTGCATCCATCACGGCCTTGATGTCGGTTTCAGTTTTCTTGCGCGGCATCTACTTGTCCTTCTTTTCGAGAAGACTGCGCAAGTGCGCGATTTCGAGTTTGACTTCGCGTTCCAACGAGCCCATGGCGCGGCCCACTTCACTGGCCAGCACTTCAACCAAGCCTTCAGTCGCAAACTCGTCTTCCGTGCTTTGCGGAAGACGGTTGGCAGCGCGTGCGATGGCGACGGCGTCGGCGTTGGCAGGTGTCGGGGTTAATGATACTTCGCACAATTCAGATTTGACGAAGTGATTTCCCCCAGACGGCAGCGGCTTGGTTTCCAGCGCGTAGAAGCCAATGCTGCACGATGTAATCACAGAGGCTTCAACAAGGCCGATGACTTCGTCAATGCGTTCGCTGATGCCACGCGGCGCCATTTTCAAATCGCCAACCAATGCATCGCCAGTCAGCCGGACATTCTTCCAGTTGCCGACCATTGGTTCTCTATGATTGTAAAGACAAGGCCCACCTGTCTTGACGAAGTTTTTGAAATTGACGCCTGCGGGTTCGACGACATCGCCCATTCGATCGAGCGACGCTTTTGTGAAGACGAAGCTTGGAAGTCCAGAGCTGCGCGAGATAGTAGCGGGCTTGTGGATGACGCTGTTGCTGGCGCGACGCATGATGAGCTGTTGTTCGGCGTCACGGGCTTCGCGTTCAATGCGCGCTTCACGGCGCAGGGTTGTCAGTTTGATGTCTTGTTCGAGCGCATCGGCATAGGCCACCAAGACTTGGTAGCTGGCGAACGGCGCGGCGGCTTGGCGTTCCAGTTCGCCGAGACGGATGATGCGTTCGGCCTCGGCGAGATCGGCGTCCAACGCTGCCTGTTCAAGTCGAGCGATAAGGGCTTTGGGGTTCTCGTTCATAGCGTTCACCAATTCACGGCCGTGATATAGGCGAAGCCTGTTGTGGAGCGCAGACCCCAAGTCAAATCGGTGATGACGCGCAGGCCGATTAAATCCTGCTGATACATCGATTGAACAGGCGATGCGATAACGGGACCCGCCGTGCTAATCTGCAATGGCGCGGTGTCTTCCATATGAAAGACGGCGTTCGGGCTGAACTCGAAACGCGGTTCAGTGTCGCCTGCGACGCACAGCGCATCGAACGCCAGCGCCGCGACGCAGCCATCGGCGAGACCTGCACTGGCGTAGACTGGAAACGGGAAAGCGTTCTGGCTTTTGCGCAGTTGCATCTTGATGGCTTGCTTGACGCTGGCGATAAAGCACAGGTTCATGCCGCCTTGTGCGGAGACAATGGCCGCGAGATTGGCCATATCGGCAAACATACTGTCGATGGTGGCGCCCGCCGTGGCGGCCGTCGCGCCAATGCCGTTCTTCAATCCAGCGGGACGCGTGGTGTCGGCGGCCGTGGCATCGAACAGCACGCTGTCGATGATAAGGCTGAGATCGGCGGCGATGACATTGGTGATGACCGCTTCGGCGCTGGAGTGTTCAACCAGTTCTCTCGTGAAGGCGACGCCGCAGCCGAGTTTTTTCGGCATCAATGTCAGGCTGCCCGTGAAACTCAATTACTTGACAGGAAACGCCCCCCCTGCGCGATGAAGCCGCCGAAGCCCGTCCCGCTTTCACCGATGGCGGGGATGACGATTGATGACGCGGTACCGAAACTGACATTGAGCGCACGCTTGAAGATTTGGCCGCAGGCGCTTGTCGGCCCGAGCAACGGCACCAACGCATTGATGACGGTGTTGGTGGGAACGTTCGTCGTCGTGGTGGATGTCGGCACCACGCCCGCGCGCTGAATCCAGTTCAAGGTGTTGGCGTCATCTGGCCAGTTGCGCCGAACGGTGTCGCTGGCATCGCCGCCGCCTAGCGCCTGCGCGATGATGGAGCGCACCATCGTCTGCGGCGTGAACGTCGGCGGCGGTTGGATTTCAGGCAGGCGTCTCATCGTCAGGCCCTCGGATTAGGATGGCCTAATCTGAGCCCGTCGACCACGGCCTGAGACGACTAGTCGCCGCTATATCTTGCCCTTGTCGTTGATGAAATTCGTGATGGCCTGTTCGATGTCGGCCGTGCTGAGATGCTTGCCGCGCAGGCCGCAGAAGCGACGCGCGAACGCCTCGGCGTTTTGCGTCTTGGCCGTGATGCGCAGCACTTCGACGCCTTGCTTGTGGCGCTGGCTGTAGGCGCGCTTGCTGGCGGCACGGGCTTCGATGTTGCTGCGCCGTCGCTTCGGCTTGTCGCCTGTGATGGCCAGTTGCGCCGCTTCGGGCAAAATCGACAAATTGTCGGATTTGGCGGGGCAGGTGCAGGAAACAGCCCCGTCGACTGGGATGCCGAGTATCAGATTTTCCATCATAACCCCGCGCCGCCCATGTTCGACATGTTCGGGAGTGTTCGACTTGCCCTTGGTTAAGTCGAACATTAGGAAACCCTTGCGCCGCAGCGTTTTCTTTAAATTTTAATTATCAATGTTCTACTGTTCGACTTGATTACAGGAAATCGCCAAGCGGTGGGGATTTCTCTCCCACCAATTGCCCCCGATATGTCGAACAAGTCGAACATTTCCATAACCCTTTGAAGTCACTACAAAAAACGTGTTTTACATAGTCGAATACCGAGCCGAACAGTCGAACATTTCAAGTCTTCTTTCGGCGCTTCGGCGCTGGCTTCAGGGGTGTCGGTTTTTTCGCTTTTTTCTCTTTTTTGGCCAGTGCGGCGGCTTCGGCTTTGGCAAATTCCGCTTGTGCTTCAAGGCTTACGGCGTGGCGCGCCCAGTCGTCGGCGGTCGCGGGTTCTTCGTCGGCTTCGTCAGGCTGCCAATCCGTCAGGTCATTGCGCCAAACCCATCCAGGGAAGCGTTTTTCCCACTCTTTTCGGCAGTTTTTCAGGGGTGGAAACCACCAGCCCTGCTTGCGCATCACCTTCTTGTTGTTGTCGCAGCCCATCTTGCGCAGGAAGCGTCCAAGGTCGTGGTCGGTGGTGTGGCTGCGCAACCCTGGCGAGATGGCGCGGGCTTGGTCGAACAGCCCAGGCTGCTTGACGATGCGCGGCGCATACTGACTTCCACCATTGTCGATTTCGCGGTTATAAGAATTGCTGACGGCGGCTTCAGTATGATTGGGGTCGCAGCCTTCAAGGTGGCCGCTTTCCAATAGTTCAACCCACCATAAATCCAGCGGCGACAAACTGCGCTGTTGCTGGTCAAGCAGTCCGGTATCACTTGGCAACTTGCGCGGATGAAAGTCGCCGATGTCTCGGTGCAGCAAGTCATAGAGCATCGCGCTATAGCCGCCCGCTTCCATCTGCTTGTACAGCGGGCCGAACCATTTATCGTCTTGGATGTGAACGTCGGAAATATCGTTCTTCACATAGCGACGTTCGCGTTCACCTGCTGGCACTATCCAGTCTTCGTTGCTGGCGATGATGACGTGCAGCATATTGCTGGCAGTAACAACATCCTTGCCTTTGCCTTCAACTGTCAATGTCGGTTCGGTAATCAGCCGCTTCAGATTGCCTTCGGCCGCCTTGTCGCCCGGCCAGTAGGCTTCGTCGGCGAACAGCAAGCAGGCATCGCGCAGATGATAATTGAACCGCCCCGTCAGATGACTGGCGCTGGAAATGTGCACGCCATGCTGGCCGAACAATCGCAGCATCGCATTGCCCAGCGTGCCCTTGCCGCCGCCGCGCTTGCCGCGATACACCAGCGCGACTTCGGCCTGTTCGTCGGGATGCTGCACGGCCCACGCCAGCCAGTTCATATTGTACTCGTACAATTCCTGCTTGCCCGAGCACATCACTTCCTTGATATGCGCCTGCATCGAACTCCAGTCGCCCTTGATGGGTTCGACGCCCCAGCGCGTCCACAGGTTCAACTTCTTTGTCTTGCCGTCCTTGC